TACTTTTTTTACTATCTGTGATGTTACCGTAGTCATAATTTCCTTCGATGGCTTCACCAGTCATATTTGACGCCAGTTTGCCACCTGTACCCTCATTGGGTTCTTTTACACCATATTTTTTTTCTTCTTCAGCCATTTTCAATTACTCCTTTAAAATAATTTAACTATAATTGTATTTAGTATCTTACGATTACTATTCCTTTACCACCAGCTCCGCCAGGTTGTGTACTTTGAAAGCCACCACCACCGCCGCCACCTTTATTTGCTTGACCTGTACCTGGACCATTTGCTCCACCACCTTGACCACCAGAGCCACCAGGTCCTCCACCACCGCCACCAGCGTAATAAACTGGAGTTGTACCGTCAGAGATTGTATAAGCTTTTCCTATACCACCCTGTACTGGACCTCCTGCAGCACCAGCGCCACCGCCACCACCAGAATTTTGTGGAGAGTTTGGTGTATAAGCTTGTCCTGTTCCTCCTGGATTTCCAAATCCGTATGCACCAGAGTTACCTGGTTGAGTTGGTTGAGTTGCACAACCTCCTGTAAGTCCTGGATAGCCACCACCACCACCTGATCCTCCTTGACCTCCATATCCTCCTGGAAGACTTGATGGTACGCAACCTCCAAAAGATTTTCCTCCACCCCCGCCTTTAGCAGTCAATACTTCTCCTGTAGGTGTTAATCCTGGATCACTAGGTACACCAAAAGCTGAATCAGTTCCTGGTGAACCTGGACCTCCGTGGGTAAGTGCACCTCCACCATTACCAGGTCCTCCATCACCAATAGTTATTGTAATTGTTCCGCCTGGAGTAAGTGGATAAGCTGGCATAAATATTAATCCTCCAGCACCGCCACCACCACCAGAAGTAGTATTTTCACCACCAGAGCCTGCACCACCACCACCAGCAACGACTAGTACATCAGCTTGAGTAATTCCTGATGGTACACTAAATGTACCAGATGATGTAAATGATTCTGATGTTGGAATTCTGGACGTAATTGAAAAAGAACGTGAAGATGTATTTGAAGCAGCGTCAACTGCTCTTAAAACAAAGTTAAATGTTGCTGTTGAGCCTGTTGTTACATTATCAGTACCACTAATAATAGCAGTACCACCGTCTGCTGCTGTATTTGTGATTGAATATCCTGGTGGTAATGAACCTGATTGTAATTCAAAAGTAACATTACCTGCTGATTCAGGATCAGTTGCGTTAACTGAATAAGAAGCTGCTACACCTACAACTTGACTTCCTAAAGAACCTGAAGCTGTTACAAATGTAGGACTTTGATCTATATTAATTTGATTTTCTAATACTGTAGTTAATCCTATAGAATTTGTAACTTTAACATCATAAGGTTCACCAGAACCTGGGAATGATGATTTAGCAATTACCATTGTAATTTGAGTATCTGAATTTATTGTGACTGTATCTGCATTAACTGTAGTACCTGAAGTATTTACAAAAGATGCACTGGCACCTGTAAATCCAATTCCTGTAACAGTAAAAGTATAATTACCTGTTCCATCACCAGATGTTACTGATGTTGGTGAGACAGATGATACTGTTGGAAATCCTACTAAATTTTTTCTATTAATTTGTTTTAATGTACCAGAACTTTGGTCATAAACTAAAAATATGTCATTATTTGATGCCACTTCAGCTAATTCAGTTTGTCCTGTAATAACATTTGAATTTAAGTGTTCGTTTTCAATAGCAGCATCTGCTATTTTTGCTTCTGTAATAACATTTGAATTTAAGTGTTCGTTTTCAATAGCAGCATCTGCTATTTTTGCTTCTGTAATTGCATCTGCGGTAATTGAACCAGTTTTAATTTTACTAATTGACATAGGTGTTTCTCTCTATATTATTTATATTATTTATTCATCTAAATCAGTAGATATATTGTATTTTTTACCGTCTGTATATGACGTAATTGTTGTTGTAAACCCAAAATCGTCATCAGCGTCTGCGCTAGTAGGACTAGGAATTACGATAATTCGTTCTTCTCTTGCCTTATTGTTAACATCAGTATCTGAATATAGATCAGTTTGAACTTCTTTAATGACTTTTTGAGTATTTACTGGACCAAATAGATATGTTTTAGCAGTAAATCCTAATGTATAAACTACTGCTCTTCTTTGACTAAAATCGCCACTATAACTATCTTCATAAGACACATTATTTAATATGATCGGAACATCTCTCTTAATATTTAATTCAGGTATTGCATTAACGGTCACAGTATAATCAGGTTGAAAGAAAGGTAATATTTGTTCTATAATTTGTAGACCACCTTCAGCTGTTGCTGTAAATGAATATAGATTATATGATATGTTATAAGGAACTGGCGTATAATTATAATTTAATATTTTACCATCAGCACCTGCTTTAACAGTTTTATATTTTTGTATTCTTGTTAATTTACGAGAACCATCATATGAAATACCTGTAATCTCAAAACCCATACGAGGTAAAGTAATTGAAAATTCTCTTTCATCTAAAGAGGGTTGTTGATTTAATCTAACTAAAAACTTTTCTTTTGGAGCATAAGCTAATGGAACTCTAATTGTTTGAACAACAGTACCACTTGAATCTTTTCTTTTAATTTGTATGTTATTAAAGATTTGACCAAATGCAATGGTCATTCTTCTCATACTTTCGTTATAAAAATATCTTCCAAACATCTAAAAATCTACCTCACCGAATGGGTTACGTTCTGTAAAATCTAGTATATCATCTGCTGTTGAAGCAGTATCAAATCCAGCTTCAGTATCCAAATCTATGTTGTCAGCATAAGCTGATTGAGTTTGTATGTTATAAGTTTCTAATAACATATAATTTACTTCACCATCTGCCGCATCGTTTTCTAAAATAATTGAACCAGCTTCAGCCTCTAAAGATACTTGATGTGCTAATTGATCTAAACTATACTGATCTTCAGCGCTGTCAATATCAGTAACACCTGTATCTAATCTTTCTGATGAGTATTCCCAACGAGTACAAACTAATTTGTAAACAGGTAAATTACTTAATTGAAAGAAAGGTTCTTGGTCTTGTACAAACTTAATTTCAAAAAAACTATTCATCAAAGGCATATAAAGTATATCGCCTTCGTTTGGTCTTCCTTCTTTAATTAAAGATGTTTTACTATCAACAGCTTCATCAAATCTTCTTTTAGATACCATAAATGTAGTATCTTCTCTAATTTCTAAACCAAACTTATTAATTATTTCTTGTTCACCAGCAAAACCTTCTGTGGTTTCCATATACATCTCAATCATATGAGCTGTTCTAAACCTAGAAAGCATATCTTCACCAAGTATGATGTCTCTATTAACTAATGATCTTGGAAGATAATATATGTCTTGTCCGTAGATTTTTAATCCTTCAATGATTAAATCTTCGTAAAGTCTTTGTTCTTCAGAACTCCCTATGCCTTTACCTGCTTGAAAATAGTGGTTAACGGCCATAGCATTATCCTATCATCATTGCAGGGTTTAATTCGTAGGAATCTCTAATTTCTTTTTCTAGTTTTTCAATGTCTTGTAAAGCTTCAGAAAATAGTTGTTGACCATTTAAAGAAACTCCACCAATCATAGCGACACCATTAAACTTTGATAAATTTGCACCCCATTGTTTTTTGAATAAAGCAGTTACATATCTTTTTAAAAATATATCATTAAAAACATCTGTATATACTGTTGGGTCTAATTTTCTATAACACTCTATAACAAGATATTCACCAACCTGTAAATCATTTTTCCAATCTTGGTCTATGTATAGCCTATTATCGTGTTGATTAAATCGTATTGGTTTTTCACCAACTAATATGTGATCTAAGAAATCTAAATGTCTTAATACAACATCATAATTAATAATTGAGGTTGAAGAAAAATCGTAAAGGTCATTTAATCTTAATTGGTATCTTACATCAAATAAATTTAAATTACCTTTATCTGAATATGGAAATATGTTAATAACAGAAATAACACTTTCTGGTACTACGATATAACCTGGTTGTTCTTTCCAAGTTGTTGTGACTGAATTTTTAGTTATAGATTCTGAAACATCGGCATTAATTCTATCATAATCTGCCTGTGTGTATTGATACTTTAAATATGTTCTTCTTATACCATCATAATGATATTGTGCATAGTATTGTAACGCTTCATCTAATCTATCTTCAAGTTGGTCATCATCAACGTTAATTTCAATGACTGGTTTTCCAAGTGCTCTTAAAGCATATTGTTTTAATGTTTCTCTGCTAGATGGTGTTGCCATAATTTCCTCTATTTTCTACTATTTATAACAATAGTAGATCATTTTAACCAAGTGCAACAGCTTGAGCAATAGCGAAAGCAGTTGACGCTTTTGTGTCTATTTGTGTTTGAATAGAACTTGTCACGCCATTAAGATAACTTAATTCTGTGTTGTCAACATCTCCATTACCAATTTTAGTAGCACTAATACCACTTGATAATTCACTATCTCCTATATTTGTAATTGTGTTATTGTCAGCGTCAATTGTTTTATTAGTTAATGTTTCTGTATTATCTAATAATGAAACTGTACCTGTTGCGTTTGGTAAAGTAATTGTTCTATCTGCTGTAGGATCAACTACAGTTAAATTTGTTTCATAATCGTCTGATGTAGAACCTTCAAATCTAAAAGAATTTACAACATCTACTGTTGTAGAATTAATTGTTGTTGTGGTTCCTGAAACTGTTAAATTACCAGTTACAACCAATCCTTCAGCGATTGTTATAGTTGTTGAATCTGAAGATGATAATGTTGTACCTGAAATTTGAATTGCTGAATTTTGAATTGCACTTGTTCCATTACCTAAAAGTATAGAGTTAGATGTTAAAGTAATATTACCTGTACCACCGTGTTCTACAGCGATAAATTCACCTGTTTGAAATTCTGCAAGACCTGTGGCCGTTCCACTTTCGTTAAAGACTGTTCTTATCGGTGTTTTTGCTACCATATGTTATTCCTTAAAAGAAAAATAATGTGTTTCCTTGTGATGACCCTAATACTGAACCATTTGCTAAAGTAAATTGCGCCACAACTTTATCAGGATCAGCTTTAAAATCTAGTTTTGTTGCTTGAGTATTTAGACCTAATGC